GGCTGCCGGCTCCTCGCCCTGCCTTGATTTTGGGGGGAATGGGGGGCGAAGCCCACCTCTGTTTTCCAGGGGTTGACTTGGATGTTGAAGTTGATTTTGATGTTGATTTTGATGTTGCGTAATCCCGCGAAGCGGGTCGAAAATTTTTTGAAATTTTAGGAAATGCAGTTGCGGTAGGGGGGTTGACTGTATGCGGTGGCGGGTTCTTCTCGTTGGCGGCAATTGGAACAACGGAACGAATGCCGGGTTGTTTTACTTTAATTCGAACAACACTTCAACGAACATCAACACGAACGTTGGCTGCCGGCCCATTATTTGCGCGTTAAAATGCAGTTGAGTAAAACAGTCAATTCCTTGGCACTTGCCAAAAATGATTTGCGTCAAGGCATAGGGTAGTAGGCCCGAAGAATGAACCGAATGGCGTAACCGAAATAGGCAAAACCGGACGGGAAACGTCGGAAAGGATCGAAAACCTATGAAGCAAATAAGGACAAGGAGAGTGTTATGAAGCGGGTAGGCTATTTATTTGATAAGATACTCGATGATGGATTCATCCATGCCGCTATTTGTTATGCGGGACAGGGTAAACGCAAGCGCGAGAGCGTGAAGCGTATTATGGACGACATACCCGGTTCGATTGCAAAAATACGCGATATGTTGACGAATGACACGTACACTCCTGCGCCTTATCACGTGTTTGAGCGGTATGATCCGCATAGTAAAAAGACGCGCAAGATTCAACGTCCGGAGTTTTTCCCGGATCAAGTAGTACATTGGTTAATCATTTTGGCGTGTGAAAAGGTGTTCATGCGCGGCATGGATCATTGGTGTTGCGGGAGTGTGCCTAATCGCGGCATTAAGCGCGGTTATGATGGTGTTCGGAAGTGGTTGCGGGACGACAAAAAGAACACAAAATACACTCTTAAAATGGACATCAGAAAGTATTACGATAGCGTTCCGCACGATAAATTAATGAATATCATTTGCCGGAAAATCAAAGACCCGCGCATGATTTCATTGATTAAGAAGATCGTGGACACAACCGAAGTAGGTATTCCTATAGGGAATTATACTTCTCAATGGTTCGCGAATCTTTTTCTTGAGGGGTTGGATCACTATATCAGGGAGAAGCTCAAAGTTAAACACTACGTCCGTTATATTGATGACATGGTGCTATTCGGCAACAACAAAAAAGAGCTTCATAGGGTACGGAAACTAATAGAAAAGTACCTTAAAGAGGAGTTAGGTCTTGAATTAAAGGATAATTGGCAGGTCTTTAAGACCGAGAGTAGGGGCGTTGATTTTTTGGGGTTTGTTTTTTTTCGGACACATATCCGGCTACGGGCGCGGAATTTCCTCGCGTTCATCCGGCAATGCACGGTCGTCAAGAAACTTATGGCGTTGAAGATGTCAATACCGTTTAAGATCGCCGCAGGGTTAATATCTCGATTAGGGCAATTAAAATACTTTGATTCTTTCGTTTTAAAGTCAAAATATTTTGTTGGTATAAAACTTAAACAGTTAAAAAAGGTGGTATCAAATGAGAGTAAGAGGCAATCTGCGGCCCGAGCGGTTTTGGCTTGAATTAGACGGTAATACAGCTACGGCATATTTCACGGAAAATGTTAAGGAGATAGACGAATCCGGTGACGGAGAATCCGGCTTTGTCGGCTGGGAATATGACCGCTATAAAATTGAGAAACCCTATGATGACCGCCTCCGCACTTGCATTGAGGAGGACATTCCAGGTTGGATCGCTTATGTTAAATTCAACGAAAAGGTTGATGAGGCCCAAAAAGTCCACAAGAGACGCAATGAATTGATTGCGGCCACAGATTGGACGGTATTACCTGACGTGCCTTTATCCACGGAAGCAAAACAAGCGTGGCAGGAATACCGGCAGGCCCTACGTGATGTTGACAGCGATCATATTGACACGTACCCATATAATATAGTGTGGCCGACCCCGCCTGATGTGGAGTAAAGGCATAAATGACTAAAACGAATAAAGCGCTGATTATCGGTATAATCATAGTCTCGTTGCTCGTGATATGGCTTGCTGACCACCTGGCGCAGCTCCAGAAAAATCAACGTATGGCCGACGAAATATCGCTCCTAAAGGCCGAGCTTGTAGAGTGTACGGTAAAGGAGCGCGACGCGGCCAAGGCGATAGAGCGGCAAAACGAGGCCATTGAAGCAATAAGAATCGATACGGTAATTGTCGAAAAGCGCATAAATAGTGTGATCGACAAATACGCATACGTGCGCGAAACTGTACGGTTAAGCGTGGAAAAGGATAGCTCTTGTGAAAACAGGCTTAACAACATTGATTATGTGTTGCGTCGCTTCGGTGGGGCTGAATTGCGCTCCACGGGTGGTGACTAAAATTGAATATCGTGATGTAAAGGTGCCGGTGCGGTGTAACGTTTCCATACCTCCGCGTCCGGCGTACAGGGGTGATCCAACTATGGGGGTAGTGGATATGCTCGAATACACGGAAAGACTTGAAACACTACTCAAAGTATGCGCGAAAGGCGAATAGCTAACATGAATAAGATACTTGTTGCGCTGGGCGCAGGTATAGGGGCGTTGACGGCTTATATGGAATCTTGGACGAGTCAAATATGGACGCTCGTAATAATAATGGCCGTTGACTTTGTAACCGGAATACTCATGCCGTTGCTCGCCGGTAAGAGCAAAAAAAACAAGGCGGGGAAGCTCGAATCCTACGCTTGCCGACGTGGAATCATTAAAAAGGTGGGTATGCTCCTGTTGGTATATGTATCATGGGTTGTAGGTGCGGCTATGGGCGTATCCTATCTCGCCGACGCTGTTTGCACCGCCTTTATAGTAAGCGAGGTTATTTCACTGTTGGAACACGCCGCAATATTAGGTATACCGATTCCAAGGGTATTATTGCGGACATTGGCGGTTATAAATGACCGGGCCGGAGAGGGTATCAATGGCTTAGCCAGCGGTTCACCGGGCACGATTAAAGACGTTAAAGATAAGTATTATGACGATAACAAAAATAAGGAGGATAAGTAAATGCGCGGAATAGACAAACTCCACCCCGTAGTACAAGTACAGGCGCAGCGGCTCATCGTGCTTTGCGAGGAAAAAGGCTATCCTATAAAGATCACCGACACGCTACGGACAAAGGCCGAACAAGATGCCATACCCGCCGCAAATACAAACGCCAAGTACCCGAATAGCTATCATAATTGGGGCCTTGCCTTTGATTTCATCCGCGCCGATGCCGGTTCTAAAGGCCGTGAATGGGATAACAGCGACAAATACTTTGATAAAGTGGGCGAGATCGGGAAGTCCTGCGGCCTCACGTGGGGCGGTGACTTTAAGAAGCTAAAGGGCGATTTTGGGCACTTTCAGGACGACAAGCACGGAACGATACAAGCGCTCATTTCACGCTGGCAAACGCCCGATTTCTTCATAAAATCGTGGTGATTAGAACAATGAATACTGACCTGTCGTCTCATCTACCGCAGGTTCAGTTTTTTGTTCTATTGCGAGAAGGCTGGCCGTCGCGTCAAATAAGTAAAATTTTGTGTCGGCCATCACCTTAGCGTAGGCTTCCGCGCCCTGAAATTCATCTATGGCTTTCTTCTCCTCGGCGCTCATGCCGTTGTAGTGTGTTTTTCCGTAGTTTGGCGGCAACCACATACGATTTCTGGCGGCGTAGATGTTCAATTTATCCACAAGCGCCATATTTTTAAATTTGATATGTGTCGTCCCCTTTTTATATAAGCTGACCGTAAAATATTTGCACTCAATATTCAGTTTTTGCCCGTTATCATTGGCGATATTAAGCACCCGGTCTAAGTCAATATTCTCGGTCATCCCGCCGTCCAAGTAATTGAATACCTTTTCAATATCAGATAAGACTTCATAGGCAGTGGTGACACTAAAAGTTTGCTTAGACCATGAGTAGTTAGAGAACATCCCATACGTTGGGATAATCACCTTTTCATTGACTTTATGCGCCTTATTTGTTCTCCACCCATTATAATAGTGAATATTATTTTGACATTCAGGGTAGTGTGAGTGTTCTACTGAAAGTTTGTCGAAAAT